CTGCATGGGTTTCAAGTGCTAATACAGTTAAAATAAGATTTAATAATTATAGTAGTGGTTCTATAAATCCTGCTTCTGGTCAATTTACAGTATTTGTTTTAAATTTATAAAAGCAAACTAAAAAAAAATAAACATGAAACAACTCCTTTCCCTCTTCCTCTTTCTTTTGCCTTGCCTTGCATGGGCACAGTATCCGAGTAATGGCAATCAAAAGATAACGCTCGGTGAACAGAGTACTGCCGACGGGCTTATTTGGCGGGGCGTACTTGCGGACACAGGTATCATTACCCCGTCAAGTGATACAAGCGCTTATATCATTCTCGATACCGTAAATCATAGGTTTTACAATTACAACCGTGCTACAAATGTTTGGAGCGTGGCAGGAGGAGGTACTGCGGTTACAACCTTTAGCGGTGGTTCAACAGGGTTAACCCCAAACACGGCAACAAGTGGAGCGATAACATTGGGCGGAACTTTGGCGGTGGCAAATGGTGGAACGGGAAGCGCAACTCAAAACTTTGTGGATTTGACAAATACACAAACGGTGAACGGGGCAAAGACTTTTACAAACGCTGCTACTTTTAATTCAACATTTACAGGAAATCCAAGTTCAGGTTCTTCGGATGTTTTTAAATTTAAAACAACAGGAAATACAGGTAATGGAGTATTATATTCATACTCAGATGGTACTGGTGTTGCAAATGGTATAGGTAGTAACTTGTCTGTTTCGTCAGGAGGTTCTTTAACCAGACCAAATACTTCTTTAGGTGCATGGGCGATAGATATGGATAATAGAACCAACCCATCTATACAATTTTATTACATTAATCCAAGTGGTACTTTTAGTATTCCTTTTAAAATAGATTCATTTAGTAATGTGGGTATTGGTACAGGTACTATAACTGAAAGACTCCACGTTATCGGAAATGGCAGATTTACGGCAGTTGGCGCTGGTACATTTTCAAATAATTTAAATATTACATCAACTGGAGTATTAACAACTGCTACATCTGATGCAAAATATAAGTATAATATAAGACCTTTAAATTATGGCTTAGAAACATTATTACAATTAAATCCTGTAAATTTCCAATGGATAGAAGGTGAAGAAGAAGATTTAGGATTTATAGCTCAAGACGTCGCAGAAATAATACCAGAGGCAGTAAATACAAATTGGAACTCTGATTTATTATTTCGTTATGAATCTTTAATTCCTATCCTTACAAAAGCCATCCAAGAGCAACAAGCCCTTATCAAAGCCCTTGAACAAAGAATTATTAACCTCGAAAATAAATAAAATGAGATACCTATTTTTATTCCTTCCCTTGTTTTCCTTTGCGCAAGACGTTGTAAAGGATACTGTTTACATTCAAAAGCAAGGCAACATTTATTACATTATTCAGCAGACTACTTTGTCTGATAGCACTGTCACAGGCTCAAAGCAAATATTGGGCGATTCTGCAACTGCGATTCAAAGCCTTGTTACCGATGCAGAAAGACAAAGTAACACGTTAGCCATTCATGCAAAGCCTATTATCACAAAGGGCAAAGCGGTGCAAAGGATTAATTACTACAATGATTTGCACGTTCAAATTAGTGGTAAGCCTGTCTATTTTACAACGGCTCAAAGAGATACGGCAAAGTTTCTTGGAGACTGGAAGTTAAATTTTAACGGTGAAATTATTGATGGTGTAATTGAATTAAACAACAATAAGCGTTTTATTTTCAATCCTGATAATGGTAAAGTGTATACGATTTCAACCAACTTACTTTTAGCCACATTTACCAATCAAATATCTTTTACCTTTAACTCCGTTAAATACGACTTGTATAAATATGCTGATGGCAAATTTGCAACCGTTGACGGTGATGTTAGGCTAATAAAACTTGAATAATGAAAGCAACCTTAATAAACCTTTTGCACCTTGGATGGGAAAAGATAACGTACGCCATTTGTTGTGGATGGATATTTTCCTTCTTCGTTCCTATAAAAGGATTTTTAATATTTACGGTTTTCGTTGTTTTTGCAGATATGGCAACTGGAATCATTGCGGCAAAGAAGGAAGGGCAAAAGATAAATAGCCGTGGGCTTTATCGTACCATAGAAAAAATAGTAGTGTATTTTTGTGCTATCCTTATTTTTGAAGGTGCAAGAAATACTTTTAGCCTTCCATTCAACATTACATACATGGCAGCGTTTTTAATTGCAACCGTGGAGTTATATTCCATTTCGGAAAATATAAAACGTATAACAGGTGTAAATCTAGGCGTTTTAATCACACGTTTTTTTAATCGTTAAAATAAATAATATGCAGACTAATTTAAAAGAAGCCTTAAAAAGTGTTGATACAATTAAATCACCTTTAGGCGATGTGGCTTGTTATAGTTTCAATTTTGCGGAATTGACACAAGATATTTCAGTCCATTTAGAAAACAACAAAATTAAATTTACTTGGCGCGAATATATTCAACTGGCTCAAATCATTTGGGATAAAATAAAGGAGACATCGCGCGAATGTGCAGGAAAAGAGATAGAAGTGAAATTACCTCCAAAATTATCAATCGTTGGTGCGGCTTTTGCACTCATTGGTTTTAAATTATAGGCGCAGACGATTCGCTACCTTATGCGGCTTCAGGGAGGTATATTGATTTATACCTCCCTTTAAAATTGTGAATTATGAATAAAAATGAATTTTGTATTTTTCTCGATGCTGGTCATGGCGGTATTAATCCTAAAGTAAAATTACCAAATGGTTATACAACCTATCCTGCTAAATGTGCGCAACACAATAATGGCAGCTTTCATTCCTATGGATGGTTTTTTGAAGGCGTGTTTAACCGTGCCGTTGTGCAATATATTGAACAATATTTAAATGACTGGGGCTTTGTAACTATGAAAGTTTACGATGAAGTCTTAGACACATCACTAACCAAAAGAGTAAATAAGGCGAATTTTGCGGCTAAAAATTATAAGGCATCACTGTATTTAAGTATTCACGGTAATGCAGCGGAAAACAAAAGTGCTAGAGGATGGGAAGTGTTTACATCACCTGGACAAACCAAATCTGATATTTATGCAGAACTTTTATTTAAGGAGGTAAAATCAAAATTTCCTAATTGGGTTTTTAGGCCTGATACAACCGACGGGGATCACGATAAAGAAGCTAAATTTCATGTTTTAACGCAAACAAATATGCCTTCGGTTTTGTCTGAAAATGGTTTTTTTACCAACTATCACGATGCTAAATTAATGTTTGATACAGAGTTTCAAAATAAAATAGCTTTGTGTCACGCTAGAGCTGTTTTTGAATACGCAACAAAAATAGGTTTAGTAAATTTTTAAATAAAAAAGGGGCAACGCAAATGTTACCCCGATATTACCACTAATTAACAAAATGTAATCAACCTAATTTATAAATTTATTAATTAAAGTTAAGGCTAAATTTCTAATATTATCACCGTCGGACTCTTTATAAAATTTGTACGCTATCGTAATCATTCTTCCAGGTTCCATCATTTGCATTGGTGCCCTTTCATCTTTCATTAAAGGTTCAAGATAAAATTTAAGGATAGTTAATTTTGCAACCGTACCTTCAGCATATCTGATAGGTTTTGGATATTGCTTAGAAATTTTTTCAATCTCCTTCCATGTGGCAACACTAATGCCATCTATCATTTCACTATTTTTTTTCATGTTTTTGGTAATTTTTAGCTTGTAATGCCAGAGTAAAACAGTCGATTTCATCCTGACTTATTTTGGCTGTTTTAAAATTTGGTTCAAATTTGTAGCCTTCGTTTTGAAAGACTTTCATAAATATTTCCTTTCCCCATTTTTTCCCTTTTTGTTCCGGGGAAATATTATAGGCTTCGCAACCATTTTCCTTAATCCATTCGTAGGCTATTCGTGAAGCTGCTTGGTTCATGCCTACATTTCTGGACATACGGGAAAGGATCGCGCGGTTAATGGAAGAGTTAAAAGTTACATTCTGCAGGCTACTATCTTCCACCAGAACGACAGTGTTTTCATATGCTTTATTCCAGTAAAAAGAGTCTTCCAAAAAATCTACAAACCTTTTGTATTTTTTAAATTCAACTTCTTTGTTTGGCTTAATAAAACACGCTGCCATACCGTTTAATCTAATTGCTGGGTCAACTCCTATATAAGTTCTCAAAATAGCGATAATTGAAATGAAGTAATGTTTCTTTTAAAATTCTTAGGCGCTTCTTCGTTGTCATTCTTAACAATAATTTTACGCCTTCTACGCTTTATAATTTTTGGTTCATTGATTCCGTAGGCTTCTACTCCTTTATCTACGAAATTTATCTCCAAAAGATAGCCGAAAACAATAATAGTTCCAACGAATAAAAACATGGTTATATATTCGCCACCTTCATAGTGTTCTTGTAGTCCAAAGAATATTTCTATTAAAGCCACAATCGTCGCTCCTAATGCTATTTTAGGTGGGTAAGTACTTCTACCTTTAGTGGGATTGAGAAAGTCCATAAAAACGACGGCAAAGCGCCCTAACTGAAGAATAGAGGCTGCAATGATAGCTAACCAAAAATCTAAGGGTAAAAATATAGCAGTCAGGTAAGCATTTATGCCATACGTCAAAAGGATAGTTATCAGCATGATTGTTGGAATGTTGTCCGATATGCTTTCAAACGTCCATCGAAATTGAGTGTTGGTGAAATTCTTTTCCATTTTAGCCTTGTTTTATTTGCTTATTAGGTTTACCTCCAAAAAAATTAGACGCCAAGTCATTAAAGTCTTTTGTTGCAAATTTTGGTAATCCAAAATCATTTGGATAAAATTGTTTAGGTTCATCTTTTTGAGTAATTATTTGTTTTTTTTTAAGTTTAATAATTCTTGTTTAACATCATTCCAATAACCATAACTTATTAATGTTCCTTCGCTATTAATTATTTCAATTATTTCATCAGCTGCAATTAATGCACAGTTGATAGCAGAATAATAAAATTCCCAATCATTTACATGTTTTTCTGTACAATCTATATAATTATAATTTTTATTATAAGGTCTTGTGTGATGTAGGAAACTATCTATCAAATCCTTTGCTTTTTCTTCTGGTGTCATTTGTTTATAAGTTTTAAGTTGTTTAGTTAATATAAGTATTCTTTCCTTTAAAGAAAAAATAGAATGAAGTACTATTTCATCTACAATTTCTTTATCAAGAAGAATAAAATTATTTATTTCATGTAGCTTACCAAATTTGATATTAAGTGTTTCGCTAAATGTTAAATTATGAATTACTTCTTCATATTCATTAATTTTTTGCAAAATATCAGATGCTTCTTTTGTTTGTTCTAAATTCATGATTTTGGTTTATAAGTTTTCTAGTTCTTTTTTTAAATAGGCTAATTGATGTTTGTAATATATAATTACTTCGTCCTTTAAGTGTTTGTAAAGCGTAGTATTATTAATCATTACATCGTCAGGGCCGTATGGAGAAAAAGAAAAACAATCTCCATTAATTGCATTTAAAGATTTTATGATTTGTTCTATTTCTTTAATACTTCTAGAAATTGAAACAATTAATTCAGCTTGCTTTTCTGTCATTTTAGTTGGTTTTTAAGTTTAAAATTGATTGTAATCTTTTTTTAAAGGGAAGTTATCCCTTTTGATTTGCCAGTATTCAGCCATTAATGAGGCTCTAAATTTGTAATCTGTATCGGTATGGTATCCTGATTTATACACGCATTTACAAATAGATTCATATAGCTTTATCCCTTTCATTTTGTAATTTGCCTTTTTACAGGCAGCGTACCTTCCAGAATTTAAAACACGAGCCCATAACTTCATGCCTTGTTCGGTGGATTCGGCACTCATAAATTTAGCCCTAATGTATTTGTTTCTTCCTCTGATAACTTCCCTTGTTTTATAAGTTACATGGTCATGACCTTTAAGGGCCTTAACTCCTCCAGCGTTGGCGTGCTTTCTCCAAAGTTCTGTTTCAACTCCTTGACTGGTTGCCTCAATGATAAAAAAGCTATAAATCATTGAAACTGGGAAATCAGTTAATACGTGAACATTCATTAACATACTTTCATAGCAGTAAGCAAGGTATATACGACGTAATTTTGAACGGTCAGTTCCTTTTAAATTCCTGAAACCTCTACCTTCCAATGTTTGCCTTAACTGTTCACCGGATAACTTGCGCACCTCCCAGCCATACGAGCGAGATCCGTAGGCGCTTTCATTTATTTGTTTACTTTCTTCTTTTGCAGGAAATGTAAGTGTAGTTATTTTATGAACGTAAACAGTATCTTTTTGAATGATGGGCACAAAGGAAGTATAATTGTATTGGGTGTTAATTGGGGAATAAATCAACCCAATAACAAAAGCTACTCCAATGCCAGCAGCTACCTGATAAGGCAGCCTTTTATTTTGTGGGACGTATGTCTCGATAATTGGCTCTTTCATGATTAATCCATTAAATATTCAGCGTAAAAATATCCTCCGTCATGTTCGATAGTTTCGTCGTGTGCATCTGCAATAACATTGCCGTCGCAATCCTTTACAAGTCCTCCCCATGAAAACTCATCTTCAGGAAAGTAATCTTCATTTCGCATTTTTGAATAAACTTGTTCAACTGCGTGCCGCTTAGAGTAGGCAGACACTTCTTCGCATAAATCTTGATAGATTGTAGCGTTACCGAAGTACATTACTGAATAAATATGCTTTTCCATTTGTTAAAATTTAGTGATAATAAAAATGTTTTTTTGTTTCTTTTGTAAAAATATGTATAAATAATTATATAAAAAAATATTTGTGTATTTATTTAAAAAAAAATCCCATACCGAAAGATATGGGATTGAAAACAACACTTTTAACAACTAATTATTTACCAAACTTACTTATTGTAATTTCTTTATCCGGTACCTCAATTCTTAGCTTCTTAAAATTTTCTATCGCCTCTTCAACCGTCGGGGCGTTGGTGATTATTCTGCCTGACTTCCATTTTATTTCCCAATACATCAGTACCATTTTTTTAAAGTGTCAATAATAAAGTAAATGGCATAAGCAAGAGTTAACAACCCTCCAGCGGCTACAATAATGAGGGCAATGTCTTTACCTAATTTTTGTTTTTCGTTCTCCGTTAACATGATTCTTTTTTTTCTTTTTGTTTTTTACGATATTCGGCTTGATAAGCCTTTATTTTCTCGGCATTTCTCAATCTATATGATTTGTGTTTGTCGTAATTTTTATTCTTGCAGGTTGTTTTATTTTCATGATATATCCTTTTTTTGTTTTCAAGATTTTTTAATCGCTTTTTTTCCTTTTGATAATCGCTCATGTTCAGGTAGTATTTTTTCATGTACTCCGATTTCCAATCTTTTTTTTCTTCTAGCGTCATGGCTATTTGTTTAAATAGTTTTTTGAGGCTACTGGATCACTCCCTTGATTCTTATACTTTGCATCGGCTTTTGAAGCATAATCGGTATAAGGCATTTCGCTAATGTCATGATAGCAGATTTGTGCTATCTTCATTCCAGGATAAATCTTGACTGGCTGGATACACGCAAGTTCTAAAGTCCAATGTCCTTTGAAATTCACATCTCCAAAACCTGCGGTTATATGGACAAATAAACCTAATCTTCCTAAACTGGATTTACCCTGAATAATTGGAACGTGGCGAAGTGTCTCCGTATATTCGACGGTTGAGGCAAGGTATAAAATGCCTGGTTTTAAAATTAATCCTTCATCGGGAATAATAATATCTACCGTTTGAGGCTTCTTCCTGACGTCAAGAACATGGTCTGTGTACATTAACAAAGTTTTAGATAACGTTAAATCAACACTATTAGTACCAATGTTTTCAAGAGTTAAAGGATCAATGATGATGTTTTTAGCTGCGATTTCGTCGATGATAGTTTTGTCGGTTAAAATCATTTGTTTTCGTTTTCTTCAAGTTTTATATAATCATTAAATTCCAATATTCTCATTTCAGTCCTGTCGCATCTTATAGCAAATATGGCATAATTTTGACTTTGCTCCTTTTCCATTTCTTTGGCTTTTTCTTGCATAGGTACAGGAATAAATACTATATTTTTATGTATTTCCTCAATTAACCATTCAACTGCCGTTTGTTTGCTCATTTTATTTTGTTTTTCCCACTCATTATATATTTGTTTTTCTATATCCTTTTCCATTTGTTTATCAATTTGTTTTTGTAAATAATAATCATCATTTATTCTATCTTCCCAATGTTGTTGACTATCTATATAGTTTTGCGTCTGTTTGCTCATTTTTTTAAATCATTTAGTTCTGGATGTGTAAAATAAAACTCTGTAAGCATTGCAGCATTAGCCATCAAGTGCGCGGAATGCAAAAGCCCACTTTCTTCGTCAATCATTTCACCAAGTCGCATAGCTTCAAGGTGTCGCATAGCGGAGGCAATAACCTCTGAAAATAAAAAACCTTTTTCCCAATTTCTGGCAGGATATTTTTTTAATCCTTCAGTCCAAACCTTCGCATATTCTCTTTGCGCAATGGCTGGACAAAGGTCGTATCTTAGTTTATTTTCGTTTGTCCTAAATGCCTTGTTTTCGTCGTAATCAGGATCTCTTCCAGAAGCTTTCATTAGGTCATCGACGCTTAGTTCGGAATTTTTAAAATATTTGTTATAAATGTTATCTATTGCCATAATTATCATTTTGTTGACGTCAACGATATGGTTTAAAATGCCGTCTTTCCGTGCTGTCAATTCATCCTCTGACGCAAATAGGTGGAAAGAAATGTTTAATTAGGGGAAAATAACATTCACCTAAACCCGAGGTCTGCAAATATCTTTAATAATCTCCTATTCTTTTTCATTTTAAATTTTTTATACCACATTCTGTCCATGCTTCTGCATCTCTGTAAGCAAAAATTGCTGATTTACCAATATTTAATCCATTATAAAATGCTTCAATTTTCTTTTTGTAAAACCATTCCCACCAAATTAATTTAAGTAGTTGTTTCATGGTAAGCCATTTAAAAGAATTTGAATTTTTTAATAGATTCTTTTTGTTCTCTTGTGAAAGCACGGACATTAAAATGGATTTGTCAAAAAAACCGTTTTTTTCTATGTTTGACATATTGTTTTAATTTTTAAGTTTTGTTTTTTGTTATAACATTTACCTAAACCCGAGGTCTGCAAATATTTTACGTAGTCATGTGACCGACTAATATTCTTTCCTGCCTAAAGCTACTAAGCAAAGTTCGATAATTATCCGAAGTTACTAATAATAACTTTTGAACCGCTCTACATTGCTCGAAGATCGCCGTAGCTTTTGGATATTTACCTTTAACGTAAAAATCGGTTAATGTGGAGGAGTGTTTAACTCTTTTATACTCCTCCTCTGGCATGTCGCGAATACAACTCATCATAAGATAAGAATAAATGCTTTCATTCATGCCAGATATAACCGTGTATCGAGAGTAATAAGCAGATAATTGTCGTAAATATTCGTCACAAGAATCAAGGTCTTCAGCACTAGGCGCGACCGAAATCCAAGTATTCACCTCTTCACAAAAAGATTTAATTTCTAACATCTTGCTATTATACTCTTTCATGGCTTTGTTTTAAAATGGGAATTTTTCGTCGCTTATTATTCCATTAGTATATTTAACACCTTCTTCGTATCCTTTTTCAAAAGCTTCATCTCTATCTGACTTAACTTGTTCATAGAGTTTTTCTAAATCTATTAAATCTTGTTCAAGTTCTTCTATTTTTTGTGTTAATAATATAAAAGCATCATTAATTTCGCATTCTATATTATCTAATATTTTTTGGAGTTGTTTGTCTTTCATGATTACTTTGTTTTGTGTTGTTTTAAAATGAATTTGGTACAATGCTTTTTAATTCACCTCCGTGTTTCATTCCCTTTAAAAAAGCGTCGTTTACTTCTTTATAATGTTTTGCTTTTGCATTTATTGAAATTTGTTTTAATATTGATAAATCATAAGGGTATTTATCGTTTAATAAATCTTCAATAATATCTAAAAGATAATCAACAGATGATTGTTTTTCTTGTTGCTCTGTCATTTTAATTTATTTTAAAAATCAAAAAATCCTTCACTATCTCCCCAAAACTCTGGGCCCATATCCATGCCCTCCATATTTACCCTGTGCGCGGCTGCAATTAATCTATGCCATTGCCAACGGGCTTTTTCCCTAGCATCACGGGAAATTTTAAAAGGAGTAACGTAACCTTCGTTATCAACTGCAATAATAAAGTAATCAACCGGTATGTTTTCAATGTCGTATTTATGGCAATATATGGCTGCTTGTAAGTCGTATTGATTATGTCTAATTTGTGACCTTACAAGTTGTTCACCAGATCGCGCTCCCATTCTTTTTAAATCCCAAATAACGTGCTTACCATTTCTGTCTAATCCTTCAGCATCTTTAATTCCTTTATGCTTAAATCCTTTGTAAAAGAAATCGGTGGTTACTTGAAAATTAAAACTATCTTGATGTAAAAGCCCTTGAAAAACAACAGTACTATTATTTCTTACGCATTCAGCTATATACTCGCTATCGTCGTATTGTTCCTGGGTAATTACAATTCTTTTACCTATTTTCATTTGAATAGATTCCCAAAGCGTTATTTGCTGAAGTGTTTCGGGCGATGGTTTTTTAGCGTTAATTTGTGCTATAGTAGGCTTCTTTACACCTTCAGGCATAATAAAAAACCTATCATGAAATGTTTCTTCCTCAAACAAAAGGCAATCTAACAAAGTACCTTCATCCATTGCTTTAGTTGATGTTCTTGTTTGCTCAATATACCTTTTAAGGCATAAAGGCGAATGAGATAAAGCCTTTAATCTCGAAAAACTAAGATGCGTTATTTCATTCATTTGTCTTGTTTTTAATAGCATTTGCCATTTCAGTAAATAAGGCAGCGTGTTCTTTGTAAGCTAAATTTGATTTATATAAAATAGTTAGTTCTTCCAAAGTAGCACAACCGATTATCTTATTTTGTAATTCATCAATATTAACTCCTGCTGCTGGCTTAACTTCGGCTGCTTGAATAGTTGCATCTTCAAAAGCGGCTTTTTCTTCCTCGATATGTAGCCCTGAAAGTTCATCCGAAAAAGCAATTTTTAAAGCCTTCGCCCTGGCACATTTTGCGATCATGTTAAATGGCATTGTAGCAGCTTTAGAATAGCTATCTTTTCCGGAAGAAACGGCTGGATAATATTCGGAAAATAAAACAGTCGCAGTAAACGGGCAGCGAATACCTCCAACAATAGCCCAGACAGTTACCGTGCATGAAATAGGCATTTCTTTTGCAGCCTTTAGTTGGCTTGCTGTTTTGTAAGTTCCGTTTGATTCCCTGTTATATTGTTCTTCATCTATTCCGGCAAACCTTCCAGTGCGTGCGGCTTTTTGTTGTAAACCATCTATACCTACAATGGTGTGATACTTCATGCCGTCGCGGCTGTTATATGCCACTAAATAGATTTCCTTTTTAAAAGGACTTAAACCATGCTGCCTGCAACTTTCTGCAAATACTTCTACCTGTGGCGCGGGTGTTCCAGCAGGAATAACTCCTGCCTGTGCTAATGTTTCGATTTGTGCGGGTGTTATCCCTATTTTTGCTACTTCCATGATTAAAATTGGTCTAATTGTTCTCTCATTTTTTTAAAAGTTAATCTTTCGCTAATTAACTCAAAATCTATGGCATCTACCATAATTGAATTAAATAAACTACGATATTGAGGCAGAATATTTTCAAAATTAAAAATATCATCTATTGCCCTTTCTACTCCTTCTACCGAAGTATCTTTTATGTGGTAAACATCGTTAAGGTAATTTAGCACCATTAGGTTAGTATCGTTCATTATAAAGATTTTAAACTTTCGATAAATTTGTCGTTATCTTTAATGGCTTGTTCCAGAATGTCTTTATAATACTTATGATTAAAGTTGCTATAATCAACATCATGCACAACTGGTATCTGGTTTATGATATTTAACATATAATTTAACCTATGCGCGCCTTCTTTACTACACGTATTTGTAACCATTGCGTAAATGGCTATTTGGTAAAATGCTTCTGAAATGGCTTTTTGTCTTTCTTCTTGTGTCATGATTTTGGTTTTTAAAATAATGTAGGATATAATTTATTTGCTTCTGTTTTGGCAAATCCAAATTTTTCTATTTCATCTCTAATAGTTCTTTTTTGCTCTATCCATGCTTTGGCTTTTGTATAAAAGTCTTTTTTTATTTCAAAACCATAAGCCTTTCTATTTATTTCTTCGGCTGCAATTAATGTGCTTCCAGAACCAGCGCAAGGATCAATTACAACATCGCCAGGGTCGGTAAATATTTTAATTAAAGTTTTTAATAACTCAACAGGCTTTTGAGTAGGGTGTATTTTTTCGCTTTCATTATCTCTAGGCCAATCAATGCAATTAAAAATCATTTTACCATTATTGTTAAATTTTGGCAATCTATCTCTATAAAAAATCAATCCATATTCACAATTACCAACAACCTTCATATTAGCTTTTAAGACTTGAGCACTAAAGTTTTTTCTAAAAACTAAATTTATATAATTTTTCAATCCATATCTTGCGGCTAATTCAATCAAATACATTTGTTGGTCAAAAGCGCAAAACACAATCATGCAAGGTGCATCGCCTTTTTGTCTTGCTTCGCCTTCAATTTTTTTTGGTTTGCTTTCAGATTTTAACATAGTGCTACAAAAGTGCATAAATTCTGCAGGTCTAAAATCTTCATCGGTATCAAAAAAACTTTTTCCAGCTAGTGCGCTCTCTCCATTACTATTATCCCCATCTTTATACCATGCAGGATTTGAAGCATAGGCATTGTTACCTAAATTATAAGGTATGTCTGCAATTATTAATTGAGCCTTAGGAATAGCGTAGGATTTATAATTTTGGAAATGATCTCTATATATCATTGTAATTTTTTTAGTGGTAAAAAATAGGGCAGTTGGGGGACTGCCCTGTGAAACAATTATTAAGCGTAAAATCAATTCCAAATAAGATAATGTGAACCATTATCAATAATATTTAAAGTGCTATCATCATAATAGTTAGCCGAAAGATATTTTCTTGCAGCACCACTACGAAATTCGTTTTCTCCAATAACCGCATACTTTTTAGTGATGCGTAATAAGTTTCTAATTTGTAAAGCTGTTTTCTTTGAAGCTGTCATGATAATGTGTTTTAGTGGTAATTAATCGTTATGTCCTTCTGACCTTTCAAAGATACAAATAAAAAATATCACTTGTATGTATTTTGTATAAAAAAAATAAAAAAAGTGAGGCACAAAATATACCTCACCCAAAAAACCAAATTATGACAAAAAACAAACGATTAATCTCTTAATAATACTTTGCGCCAAACAGCTAATTTATAAGCCAGTGCGCGGGCCCTAGGCATATTTCCATCTTCTATTTTTCTCATGTGGATCTTTCTTTCTATCAAATTATCAGAGGTAGGCTTTTCATTTCTTGCCAATTCCTGCGCTTCTGCCCACAACTCTTCTTTTTCTCCATAAAACCAATCTTTAATATATCCCCTTTTTACGCATTCATCATACCAAAAAATAGGTATTTCATCTAAAGTCTTATTAAAGTTCTTTAGCTTATTATCAAAATCTTTATCGTAATCTTCTGCTACTTTGCCTAATCGTTTAATCCTATCCTCTTCTTCTTTCTTTGCCTGAATATCGCTATCAATGGCATAATAGATTTTTTGCCTCCAAGTAATGTAAGAAGAAAGTATTTTCCCTATCGCATGAAGATCTACTTTGCCGTATAATTTATGGTCATTCAAATTTAACTCATCCTTAGCAAATTTTTCAAAAGCCAATTTTATCTCATCTACAGAAATCAATTTATAAGAAGCTACGAAATCTATCAGCTCCATCAACTGGTCGGGCTTTACCTCAATGCCATATACTGGTAACAACTGATTTAAAACGTGTGTAATTTTCGGTATAGCTTCTTTAGTTCCTGTTTTAAAAATCCTTAATTCTCGATTCTGAATAACAAGTTGCACATCTTGTATTTTCTCTTCGACCCGATTTGCAATCATTGGTAAGTTGTTCATAGTTTTGGTTTTTATTGGTTTTCGTATTGTTTCATTTTTTCCGCTAAAAGTTCGGCGATTCGATCATTTTTTTTCTTTTCAATCATTTCTGGGCTACTTGTCTGATACCCTGTAAATATCTTTGAAAATTGCCCGTACAAAGTATTGGGAGTAAAATTTGCCCTAATCCATTTGTCGTTTAAATTCCAAGCAGCCGTTACAAATACTTTAAGGGCTTCAATGTTATTTTCATTCCTATCTACCTTTTCAATATTTTTCATTAAATAAACCATTCCTCCAGCATCTTTAGGATTCATTAAATAATGCCCATTTTTATCCTTAGGATAATTCGCTCCAGATAATCTTTCAAACGTTTGGCAGAATATTGTAAAGGCTTCGTAGGTTGGGTTCGGCTTCCTTTCTTTATTTTCTTTTTGGTCGCAAACTTTTTCTTTTGTTTCTTCTTTTTGTAATTCAGATATAAGTTGAAAAGGATTAACCTTACCGTTCTTTTTTTCCTTAATTTCAATTCCATTTATTTCGATGGGCGAAAATTCTTTTGAATTTTCAGAAGAAGAAGATAATACTTTAATATGGTTAATACTTCTATTGGTTAATACTTCATGGGGCTTCATGGTTAAAGGTGTCCCCCCTTCATGGGTGAAGGTGTCCCCCTCTTCATTGGTGAATGGGGTGGTATCCAAATTTGACATACTTTTGCCCGTAATAAACACTCCTATAAATTCAGTTTCAATTTTATAAAAGTTACTTGTTTGGCTTCCATCGGGTCTAAACCTTTGTTTTACGCTTATAATTTTCCTTGTTACCAATTCGTTTTTAATCCTTAAAATCTTTGATTCACTAAATTTACATTGCTCAATTAATTTTTTGTTTGAAGGAAAACACATTTTATTTTCATTCATAAAATTTACAATATGGCAAAGTAGAAATAATTGGTCTGGTGTTACCTGTGGTAAAAGCCTTGTATCTATGTTTATCATTGTTGCTTAATTTTCATTTTTAAAAATGAATCAATATGGAAAATTAATCTTTTTTTTGCGCCTCCAGTCATAAATTTCTTATCATTACTTAGATTGTTTAATTTATTCATGTTTGCAAAAAACATTGTTCGTTCTCCTTTTAAATCTATTTCAGGCTCTATTATTACAAAGAATGGAATCATTCCAGTAAGGTTTGCAATTTTTAATCTAAAATCAAATTGATAAGGAGGTAAACCATGTCCATCAAAAGGAGGTGCTTTAAATCTTTCTTGACATTTTACTTCCCACATATATAATTTATTATTTATCTTATCAAAACTTATTAAGTCTATTTGCCCAAATTGGTGTTTGCAATCCTTTAAAAGTTGCCTTACAATAGATTATCCTAAAAAACCTTGTTTTAATTTTGCATCATCCATTCTGGTAAATATTTATTTTGTAATTCAATTCCATAAGAATTTCTATTTAAATTCATAGCGGCTTCGCAGGTTGTAAAACTGCCAGCGAAAGGGTCTAAAATATATTCTCCTTCATTGCTAGATTTCTTAATAAGATATTCCAAAATATCCAATGGCTTTTCCGTAGGGTGTTTTAAATTGTTTGGAGCAACTCTATTAAATCTTAAAATGTCTCTCTCTCTAGTTCCGTTTAAATCTTTCCATTTTTCGTTATATCCAAACAAAATAATATCGTAAGACCTTCCATAAGTTTTTAAATCTCCCATTCCAATAACCTCTCTATCCCAAATTAAAATATTTTTAAGTTTAAAGTATTTTTCAAATACTGGCTTAATATTTTCTATTTCAAATGGATTTCCAAAAATGTAAATGTGTGCATCTGGCAGTAAATGTTTTTTAGCTTCATAAAAAACACTATCCAAAATAGTTATTGTATCTTCTATTTTGTCATTGTCTATTTTATCCCATTTATTAGGATTAACGTATCCACTTTTAAAATCCATTCCATAAGGAGGGTCACTAAGTAGTAAACTAATTTTATTTAAAGGTTCTTTTTTTAATACATCAATGCTATTTCCTATAAAGTATTTTGGTAGATATTCCTTTGTGGAAATAATTTCCTTTTCAAAATTAGCTTTGTTTATTTCAAAATTATTTTGCTTCTCCTCCTTTTTAATCTCCTTGTATGCCTCATTAATTGACATTGTGCCAGTGTTCAATCTTGCTTTCACTTCGGGAGTGGCACTTGCTTCAATCTTCTTTACTTTGGCTATTGTGTCGTGTGAAACATTGGCAACCTTTGCAATTTCTTTTCTTGTATCTATCGGGTTTTGTTCTGCAGATTTCTGCAAAACAAAATCAGGCTTTCTTATTTGATTTTCCTTTGCCTTTTCCCGAAATACATCTTCAAGCTGCAAGGCTAAAACACTTCTTTGATAGTTAGATAAATTCCTTCGCCCAAATTGGTTATTAATCATCCACTCCTTAACACGATTAATATTCTCAAACTCCTTTTCAAGTGTTTCATAATTCATATCATGTTCTTGCGCAATCCTGTATCGGTTGTGCCCGTCGATTAAAATACCATTCCATGTAATTAATGGTTCGCGTATTCCTTCTTCAAGAATATTGCGTTCTAGCTGCTTAAATTCCTCGTTTGATAATGGAGGAATAAGACTTTCAAGTTCCTGTAATATTTGCATAGGTAAAATGAAAAGAGCCCAATAGGTGCAAGACTACTGGGCTCATGTGAACAAAGTTTGTTTGTTCAAAACTCTTTAGGCGACTTGCACACCGTCTAAAGAACATTACAAAGATAACCTATTTCCTTACAAATTATTCATCCTCATTAAATATTCTCATTAACGGCAAATCATTAATTAATGAAAAGGCAATAATTTCTCCCTCTGGTGGCGCATACCGATAATCCTTAGTTTCATCACAATATCTAAATTGATAAATAGGCTCTGGAATATTATCTCTTTCAATATATAAACCTTTTGCATACTGTAAAACATCTTCATCATCGGCTTCATGTTTTATTAATAACATTAAATCCAGCATATCATGCCTTATCCATGCGTCTTCAGATTTTGACAAATTAACAGCTTGCGCAACTGTTGTAGTTTTTGCATCATACCAAGTAATCTCATGACGAAAAACTTTGTGTTTATCTACAATTTTAAGTTCTTCTCCATATTTGCCTTGATGAATTAGTATTTCATCATTCCAAAATTCGTTTTCGTTAATTTTCATATTATTTTGCTTTACTTTTAAACTCTGGATTCCCAGTCAAACTTTTTAATTTTATCCATACCAACAACTTTTCAGGCGTGGTATAAATGAGTGCTTTGTCAAGTGAGGTTTTAAGAAAGTCGTTCATTATTCTTTTGATTTTACAATATTTAAAATAATATCGTCATTAAGATGCTGTAACCAATAGGTTGGAAATTCGCAAATAGGATTGTCAAAATTATCGTCCTGATAAGCTACAATGATTTTCTCTTTGCTTACATACGACTTCGTCTTATTCGTATCAATGTTGCCGTACTTTTCAGGATAGCATTTCTTGTGGAGTTCTAGTATTTCTATAATCCGATTAATCCAGACTTTTGTATCGGTAGAAAAAACTACTCTTTTATTTTCCTCCATTAGCTTACTTTTTGTTGCTTCTTGAAATATAGTAATCTTCGCGCTTCTTTTTTTGCTCTAATATATCTCTAATAATTGTCTCATTATCTTCATCTAGCCATTGAATGTCAATGTAGCAGTAAACATCTTCGTAATTAGCGTTAATATCACTTACCGTCAATGTATTTTTATTATTAAAAATGAACACAATATCCTCAATGCAAATGTCCGGATATAACTCTGGGTCGTGCTGATGAAATAGCATACATATATCAATGATTCTATTTCTTAATTTCTCATGCTCGATGAAATAATTTTTGTAATCGTTCATATTTTTTGGTTTTTGTTTTTTTTTAAAAAGTAGTAAGGATTTTAACCCTTACTACACAGAACACTATAAACTAAAACACTCAACTAGAAAGCTCCTTGTTATTGATTCTTTTTGGCATGATAATATTTTAACTGTCTTTCTTTTATTTTCTCTTTATTTGCCTCGTAATATACTTTCCTTTTGGCTAATAATTTTGCCTTTTCTTCTTCGGTAAAGTTATGATATTCGTTTTTCCTGTATTTGTTGTACTTTTTTCTTTGGTAGTCGGATAATGTAGCATTATACTCCCTTTTTCTCGCTGCATCCATAATTAAAAAGGTAGTTCTTCGTCAAGGTTTAATTTAGTCTTTAATTCCTGTACGGCTGGATTATTTATAGGATTAGTATAACCTATATTAGTTTCTATATTAGAAGTAGGAATACCTGCTGCCGTTGGCTTACCTCCAAACTCTAAAGAATTAACCATACACCTAATAACGGCTTCGGCTGCTCCAGTGTTTTTATTAAGGTAAGCATTTACGCCTCCAGATCCTTCCACGACAACAAATGTACCCTTTAAAATGTGAGGTGCTAGCTTAGTACCACGTTCACCCCAAATTGAACACGTCACCCAGATTGTTTTCTCCGATGGTGTTGGGCCATATACCTTCTCTGTGTGTGCTACGCTAAATGAACATACAGTATTATCACCAACGCTCTTTACTTCGGCATCATTGCCTACTCTTCCGCTTACTATTAGTTTAATCATTGTTGTTTTCTTTGTTATTGTAATTAAATAAAGATGTTATTGAACTGATAATGCCTGGCAATATAAGGTAAGTCCAATGAATGTTACATTCAAATGCCATGCCTATAAACAATATCCAGAATACTATTTCAGCAACGTTGGTTCTATCTATCATGCTAATGTGTTTATATGTGTTTAACAATAACACAAAACTAAACAAAAAAAAATTAACAAAATAGTTTTTAATAAAATAAAATGTATATTTGTGTAAAATTATTAACGATGACACAAAGAAAAAAGAATGTAATGATGAGTGACGAAACACATTGTTTACTCATGGAAATGAGAATGAAAATATATAGAGATAAAGGATGGTTGTTAACTATGGAGAAAGTTATCCTGTATCTATTTGAGAATCAAAGTAAAGGTTAATGTGTATGTTGCATCTATGATGTGTTTGAGCTGTGGTTGTGTGCCATGGCTTTTTTATTTGCATCAAGGTTGCGAACGGTGCGAACCTTCAAAAGACGGGGGGAGGGTCGAATTTTTTAGCAAAATCCTATCCAC